GTCATATCTTTTTAGCAACGCCTCTGGCGTTATATTCTTTTGAATAATTGGGCCAGCTTCTTTTTCATACATTATGAAATACTCATTAAGTTAGTGCGTTTTGTGTTAGCTTCACCAAGTAGGCCAGCGAATCTAGTATTTGTTCGATTCATTCTCATCAGCATTAGTCTGCGCTTGTGTAAAGCTTTTAATCTGGCAGGGTCAGTCTCAGTCTTAATTTGATTATCAATGTCTGATATTTCTTTAATTGGATCAGATGAGGCTTCAACTCGGTCATTAATGCCTTTGGCTAAACCATCGGGCCTAGTGATATTTGCATCTTTACCCAGTGGATCTCTTCCTGTTTTTGTAGCGACTTCTACGCCATTAACAAAAGTCGTTGATGTTTTATCGCCAAGGTTTACGCCAAACAAGCTAGGGTCATTAGAGCGAGTTACTACAGATGGGCCGCCCTTATAATCATAAGTAGTGTCTTGTCGCTCACCAAACAATCCGTATGTGTCTCCAGCAGTTTTAGTAACATCGCCAACAAGAATGCCAGATTTAATTAAAGCGGCTTTCTTTTCTGGAGTCATTTTAGAATCATCAGTAACAGCCATAGATCCAGTTAAGCGACTTAGATCGTCACTTGCTTGACGCTTCATGTCCTGAGTAATAACTCGGTCACCGCTATAGGCTTTCTTCATTCCAATAGCATCTTGCTCAGACTTTAATTCAGCTTGAGTTGCGCCCCCAGCTAACCTTGCTGCAAAATAAGCTTGGTTATAGGAAACTTCGTCATTGCGATATTTGTCATTCTTGATGGCTGACAAGAGTACGCTTGGTATGATTGAGTCCTCACTGGCTTTAGCTACACTTTGATAAGTATCGTTGTCAAACGCACCATAGTTACGAGCAGGCAAATTGGTAGGCTCAACGCTCAATAAAGGCTTGGCCTGATTAAGTGGTGATGATGCTGCGCTCATGGCTCCATTGCCTTGGCTATAACTGGGAACAGAACCATTACCCACTGACTTAGCTTGTGTACTAGCTGGGCTTACTTTTAATGGATTAGTAGAACTTAAACTAGCCATCATATTAGTGCCAGTGGCCCCTAAAATAGAATTATTAACCCCATATCCAGTAGTTTCTGTTCCCATTGTTGTTTTAATTTTAGGTGTGGCTTTAGCGGCAAAAGCAGTGTCAATCTGAGCATTTTCCGCAGCCGATATAGGCATAGGGGAGTTAGCTATTTTAGCTGATGGTGCAGCAGAGGTTTTAGCAGTAGACACTATAGACACTGCTGGTCTAGTTCTGGCTGGCTGCGCGTATTGTTTTGCAACCTCACTAGGCAAATTAGCCCGTTGGTTCTCATTGCCACCATAGTTAATTTTTGGTGCTTTAACTTTGGCTTTAGGGGCTCTTTTCTGGCCTTGCTCGTTAGGGCTTGCATATACCTTTGCTTTTGGCGTAGCTTTTTTCTTCTTTGCTGGCTTATCATCATTGCCACCACCACCACCGCCACCACTACTTGAACCACCGCTTGAACCGCCCATTACAACTCCTTATAAAATGTGGCACTGGATTTAAAACCAGCCGCATCTAAATATTTAAACCAGCCCTTTCTCGGACTTCTAAACTCAATTTGATCAAAGGACGCCTCTTCAGCAATCCTGTTAATTGTTTCTTCTAGCTCGGCAATTAAGCTAGGCCCAGTTAGATAAACAAAATCAACGTGTAACACAGAATTTCCTGTGTACCTGTCGTTATGATCTGTTAAAACCAGAAACCCTCTTAACTCATCAGCGTAATAAACATTAAATGCTGTGGCCTCCCCCGAATCAATCACCTCGTAGAACTGTAAAGGCGTATACGACTCGCCTATTTTTCTCGCAGTTGACTCAATTGCATTAGCAAAAAAATCCCAGTTCTCTAAAATCATTTCTGGAGTTTGTTTAATAATATTCATAATTTTACATACTTCTGCGCGGTTATTAGATTGAACTGACGACTTGAGGAGTGCTTGATCTACTGCGTTCTCCCCAAGGAATTGAAAACCTACGCATCATGTAGGCATAGCGCAGCGCATCAAGCAGGTCATCCATTGTCTTGCTGATCTTACCCTTGTCATTACGATGGTATTGGTTGAACTCATTAAAGAAGTCTCTAAGATTCCTATCAACCTTGAACCGACCCTTAATCATTAAATCTCTAATCTCGTACAACCCAGCCTCCACGCCATTAGTGCCATCGGGCCATGAGGCGTGTTTATGCAACATATCGAACCCAGCATCGATGTAGTAATCTTTTTGCTGATTGGCTGTGCCATTTTTTTCTGTCTGCAATCCATCCAAAGGCCATGACGTTGGGACACCTAATGACCAAGGCTTTACTGTCGCCCATGCAACCTCTGGAGCAATGTGGCTCGCTTTCCATGCCTGAGTAACGTAGAAAGTGCCACTCTCCCGGTCTTCAATAAGCTGAATGTGGGCTTGAGGATGTTCCCAACCAAAATCCATCGCGTTAATTACAAAGAAGTGGTTAGGTATTTTAAACGGATCGCATTTTATTGAGTCTTCGTCTAGGTCGTAAATCCTGCCATGCCCTAGCATAGGTATGCCCTTGGATCTCATGTCTCTTTGGTAGGCTGGGTATTGGTCTAGCATTAGCCGTTTAGCGTCTTCTGAGAGGTGTGGTGCGTCATCCCACCCAGCTTGAATGAATGCTTGCCCTTCTCCGGGAGAATCCATAAAGCTAATCACTGTCTCAGTGCGCCCGTTCTCTGGTGTAAAGGTTAATATGCCCTTACCACCCTTACCCTTGTCGCCTGTCAGGGTTCTTGTTACTACTTGTGGATAAATGGCTTGATCCTTGGGTTCCTCATCAATGTGATACCAATCTACTGAGTCCCCCATAAGCGCGTGTTGGCCCTGTGTGTAGCTCCAGAACTGGCAGATCGATACACCGCCAGATGCGTGTTTAACTCTGACCTCACGCATAGCCCCTGATGTTCCCGTCATCGACACATAATCCACAATCAATTCAGCAGGAATCAGGCCACCTAAGAATGTTCTATCTTCTAATCTTCCAAACAATGCGGTCTGCAATAAGTCGCGTGTCTTTTCTCCAGAGTAACCAAGCAGCCAGCAAGTGGGTGGGTGATCGAACTTATGACCATCCCACTCGTCAGGGTAATCACCCATGAGGTGCAGCGCATCGATGTAAGTGCCCAAGTAAGTCTTGCCGATTCTGTTAGCAGCGCACAGAAGCACAGCCGTCTTGGTTTTCGTAAAGCGTATTGTGTCGGCTTGGAATTTGTACAGGTCAGGGAACATATCCCGGTATCTATAAACGTGTTGTCGCCTTATACGCTCTCTCGCGATTAAGACTAGCTCAGTTTTACTGTACCTTTGCTGGATCAATCGAGTAGCCTCGTAATTCGTCATCTAGTTCTTCTTGCGACATGTCATGTAACTTCTGCTCAAACGAGACATGGGTATTCATCTCAACACTCTTACGCTTAGGTGCAACGTACTGCGCCAACTCTCTAAACATTGTGCCTGCTAAAATAAACTCACCATCCTCCATCGCTTTTTTAGCTATCGTAGCCATCCCTTCAATGGGATCGCACTCTAACTCAGATAATCGATCAATGATGTTCTGAGTGGGCTTGTTGGGCGTACCAGCTACCCTTCCACCATACTTCTTGCCTTTTGCCATGTTTACTACTCCAAACTACTTTAGTGTTCAGTCATATCTTCTTCATCGATAAAGTTTGAAAACGACTCTACCCATGCCATAGCCTCAGCAATTAACAGGTCATCTTCTTCATTCATAGACCTACCGCCATTAATGTTAATGACAGCTTTAGCTAACAATGTAAGATACAATGCCCCCTGATTCACAACGTCTTGCCCATATGCGATATTAATCATGGCTTTGCATCCTGCTTAGATATGGTAGCCCTAATAACAGTGACTAATTCTTTGTTTTCTCTCAAGTTACGCCAAGTTATCTCCCTACTTTCAGCCTCCCAATAAAGCTTTCTTGCTTTTTCAGATCGGTTTGCAATGTATTTAAAATATCCATCATGGGCAGCAAGTTCACTTGTGTTGATAAGAAC